ACGTGTAATTCAAACGGCATCGGCATTTATTATTCTTCTTCTAATAATAATACAGCTACTTCATGTACGTGTAATAGCAACAGCAACTACGGTATTTATTATTATTATTCTTCTAATAATAATACAGCTACTTCATGTACGTGTAATAGCAACAGCAACTACGGTATTTATTATTATTATTATTCTAATAATAATACAGCTTCTTCATGTACGTGTAATTCAAACACGACAAATTCAATATATTCAGATACCTCACTTTTCAACGTCATAAACAACACAGCATTATCAAATGCAATTGCAGTCGCAACAGCAAAAACATACTCTGATAAACCATGTCTCCAATTCCAAAAATATAACACAGCAGCCGGAGATCACAGATGTTATTATGAATACGGTAATACTGTCAGAGATGTCACCACGCCAAGAACAGGCACAGAATGCCTAAAATATAATCCATCAAGCGCAATTTATTACATTTCTCAATCATTCTTTTTCAAAGCCGATAGCGGAGTACAACAAACACTATCAGCATACATTAGAAAAACATCAACTTTTAATGGCGATGTTCAATTAGCAATATTCTTTGAGGGTATAGCGATTGCAGATTGGGCGGCAGTCACCCCTACTAATAATGACACATATGAACAAAAAAGCGCAGTTGCAGCGGCAGGAAGTATAACCGAAGACGGAGTGTTAGAATTAAGAATAAAAGTAAGGGGAAGTGCTGGAAGTATTTATGTTGATGATTTGGCGACAGGATAAAGGATGGATGGCAATTTAAAATATTGGATTAACGGATCTCCAATAATTCCAGAATCCGGATTAGGAAGTCTTACGAAATGGGTCAATGGTGTACCTTATACTCTTGATAGCGGAGTTTCAGCTGGAACGACAAACGCTTTAACATCCTCAATGGTCAGTGCGTCAACATTCACAGCGAACAATGCAGCAATAGAAGCTGAAACCTCATCTATATCAAGTGCTTCATCTTACACCGCAAACAATTCACAATCCGGTGGATCAGTAAACTCTTTAACTTCTTCGATGGTTAGCGCATCGTCTTTTACAGCGAATAACACAGAAGTAGCAGCAGAGACTACTTCAATAGTAAGTGCAAGCACTTTCACAACTAATAACGCTCAAACAGAATCTCAAACCGCTTCAATTGTGAGTGCTTCCAGTTTCACAGCAAATAATAAAGAAACAGAAGCGGTCACAAGTAGTATTGTATCAGCCTCTACTTTCACAGCGAACAACATAAAACAAGAAGCTCTTACTTCTTCGATTTTAAGTGCTTCAAGTTTTACGAGCAATAACGCAGAGACAGAAGCGTTAAGTTCATCTATTTTAAGTCAAAGTTCATTCACCGCGAACAATTCACAGGCAAGTACAGGACAATTAACCTCATCAATGATGAGCAGTAGCTCTTATACTGCGAATAATACAGCGATTTCATCTGAATATTCTTCTATAAGTAGCGCGAGTACATTCACGGCTAACAATATAGAATCAGCAGCAGAAACAAGCTCTATAACAAGCACGTCATCCATTACTGCAAATAATACAGAGTTAGAAGCCATCACTTCATCAATAGTCAGTACATCATCATTTACAGCGAATAACACTCAAGCAGTATCAGGACAGTTAACCAGTTACATAGTCAGTGCTTCCTCTTTTACTGCGAATAATACTGAAATAGATGCATTGGCAAGCAGTATCTCAAGTGCATCGAGTTATACATCTAATAATAGTTCTGATACTAGTCGGGCTCTTACATCTTCGATATCTAGTACTTCCTCTTATACAGCAAATAATACTCTCCTAGAAAGTATTGTCAGCACAGTAGCAAGTACTTCGAGTTACACAGCAGCTAACAACCTCTTAGAATACGTTACCTCGTTAGAGACAAGTCAAAGCTCATATACTGCAAATAATAGAATCTTAGAGGCTCTAAACTCATCAATAATTAGTACATCTTCATATACTGCTCACAATGCTGATTCTGGCGGCACTCTTCAACTAATCTCAAATATCCTCAGCTCTTCCACTTTTACAGCAAATAACCATGAAGTAGAAGCATTAAACTCGTTAATTTTAAGTGTCTCTTCATATACGGCAAACATGAGAGCACAAGCAAAACATCATAAACATCCCTTTACTGCTGTTTTCATATCAAAAGAAAAGGAAACTACATTCTTTAATAAATCAAAGGAGGCTACGTTCTTTGAGTGAGTATGATATTACCTTATGCCAGGGAGATACAGATCCAAGAGGAGTTGTTTTAAAATCCGGTGGAAGTCCTCTTGATCTTTCCAACGCGACTTCAATAACTTTTGTAATGACCTATCCAGACAAACAACCTTACAAAGAAGTCACTTGTACAAAAGGATGCAAAGACCTAGACGATGACGATATACTTGCTTCTGCTGGCGGCGTTACCATTCCTTTCGATGAAGATTCTCTAGGCAGTTATGGAATCTTTATAGGTCAATTCATAATTCTCTTCCCTGATCAGACCACTTATCCAGGTGAAGGATATTATGTTATTAAGATTACAGAGAGTTTAAAACAGATAGAATAATATACTAGTGTTATAATATTACGTTACTGATATGTTATGCTTTGATCCCCTCTCTCAGCACAGTGAAATCTGTACGAATCGTTGCGAAAAAAGATTAGAATGTAAAACAAAGAAAATCCCTCTCCTGATAGAAGCCCTTGATGTCCTTTCTTATGAAATAAAATCTGATCAATCGGGTCCACTGTTTACAACTTCCATTACTCCCTACTGCCTTGCACCTGATGGATTCATAAACGGAGCAATCTATGACGTTGAAAACTAATGTTAGCTGTTTTAATCCTGATTGCTCTAATCTGATAACTATTCCACTTGAGCAAAAGAGAGAACTATTTTTAGAGGACTTTTTGAAGTATGGTAAGTTCTCACTTCCTTATTGTTCTAAACGTTGTCAGGAACTTCATCAAGAAGAATTAAAGAAGGCGAAGTTCTTGACGGCTGGAACATTAAAAAATCATGAATCTGCTTTAATAGTATATGGAGCAGACACAACAAAGCGATTTAAAGAAGGTGAAATCAAAAGAATAACAGGTAACAAAACAGAACAGAGAGCAAAGGCACTCCGAGATAAACTTCTATCAATGAAAGTTAGAGACGGAAGGAGATATTTAACTTCTGTAGAAGTTCACGACTTCTTAAAAACTGAATTACCAGATGATTTAAAAATAAAATGGGCTGGTGGGAGACCTGCAACACACGATGTTATGAAGAAAACAAAATCGTTATTCCCTAAAGACATTTCAATAAATTCTACAGAGAAAAATTACCAAGAAATTGAGTTCATATGATTAATTTTATAATAATATCGTATGCCAACACATACGCTAAAACGTAGGTAAAACCTACGGTCTATATAAATAAAAAGTGATAAACTTCCATTTTTCAATATTTTATCTCACTATTTTCTCTTTTCTTTTCCTTTATCTCTCAAACATCCCTCTTTCTATCATGAGCATGTGTAGTCCAGACGATGTACGAATACATTCAAACCCAAGTTGCATCACGGACCTTGAAATTTCAACCATCATTACAAGCTCTGAAAACTACATCAAAAGAAAGGCAAAATCAACAGACTCAACAAATGCAGATCTCATAGAAGCAGTTATCCATCACGCAGCAGCAATTGTGTTAAAACGTGCTCATCTCAAGGGTGAATATGCTAATTCTATTGAAACACCTGGATCAAAAATAACATTTGATGTAAATAAACAGATTCAAATTCAGGAATCTGAGCGAGATTACTTCTTAGCTCAGTATTCGGTATCTAATCCTTCTTATTCTAGTCCTTCTTATCACAGTGGTTTTGATTGTACTCACGGAGGACGTTAATGTTTCTTCCTTGTAACAAGACGGTAACAGTCTATCCGTGGTCGTCTAATAATGGTTATGATGATGTTTATGGAACTGGTGTTTCGGTTTCTTGTTATTGGGAAAAGATACAGAGAATAGTCAACTCTGGAAATCAACAGTTTCTTACATCTGCCTTCATTCAATTCCCTGCCGGAACTCCTGTTACAAAAAAAGATAGAATTGTTTTGTCAGATGGTGATACCGGAGCTATAGTTTCTTTCTATAGTGGTGATATTTGTATTGAGATCTGGTTAGGGGAAGCGCAGAACGGGGGCTTCTAATGACAGGTGGCTCTAAATGCGTAGAAGGGTTTCACGCAACAGTTGACAAAGTAAACGAAGAAGTGAAAAAAACAGTTGCTCAATGGGTTGTTGATACTGCACTTATTTCTCAAGAAAATTACTGTCCAGTAGATACTGGATTAATGAAAAGTACTTACAGAATTATAACACTTCTCGACGATGCAACTTCTTTAATTATCGAATGTTCAGTAGGAAACAACGGTGAAGCTCCATATACTTTACTTGTCCACGAGATAGACAAAGCTCATTTGAATCCTCCTTCGGCTCAATATAAATTTTTATCAACTCCATTTACTATAGAAGTTCCAAAATTAAATGCAATGTTGGAGGCTATTAAACTTTGACAGTTCCAGCGTGGCTCTCTGACATTGCGAACTTACTAGTTTCTAATAATTACGGAGTGATAGGCACTTCTATCTTTTACAATTCCTTTGATTCTGTCACAAATAATTGCATTATTCTCAGTAAACAAGCTGGTTTTCAAGAATTAAAAACCGTTTCAAAAGATGATGCAACAAACAAACCCGACTTAACGATTAATAAACCAGAATTAGGCATTAGAGTACGAAATAAAGATGGACTCGAAGCCGACAGAATCTCAAAAGAAATTCATGCTCTTCTCGATCAAACCTATAACAAAACCATAGGTTCTACATTTTTTTTAAAGATTGAAGCTATTGCTGATCCTTTTTTCGTTTCTAAGGATTTGAACACAGGAACTACATTTTCAATTAATTTCTACATAGAGGTTAAACAATGACAAACGCGACATTTGCAAGTGGATATACATTTTCAATAGACGGGACAACCGTTAAAGGGATGATGGACAGTGGAATACCCCTTCCATCTCCTGTAGCTGACGAAATAGACAAAACAACTCAAGACTCCGGGATATATTATGAAACGTTTCTCGGACGCGTTAAAGGCGGAACTGTAACCTTCCAGGGTCTTTATGATTCTACGGACAATGGACAAACTGCACTAATAACAGCGTATGGGACTGATGCAGCTAGTCTAGGATCTATTGCTTCACATGCTTTTATAGTAACTCTCCCATCGGGTTCTACTTGGTCTTTCAATGGTTATGTGAAGAGTGCAACAAATCCTGTAATCGATAAAAAAGTAGGATTAAAAGCCGATATTACAATTACTGGCGGTGCTACATTTGCAGGTACTACAACGAACCTTACAACTCCGTTCTTTGCAGTGTCTGGCGCAGGGACTTTATTAGTTCCGGTTGCTTCTGCGACACCTGGAACGTATGTTGTTAATATCGCGAACTCTATTTCCAGTGTGACGATTACTCCAACTTGTGCAACGGCTGGTACAACTATTACAGTAAACGCGACCGTCGTAGCAACAGGTGTTGCATCAGGAGCAATTACTTTAGGTGCGGCAGGCACGATTAAAACTGCTCAGATTGTTGTCACCAAATCAGGGCAAGCTCCAGGTATCTATAATTTGATACTTACTAAAGCAACATAAGGTGTTTTAAATGTCTGGAAAAAAAACCGCTTTCACAGGCGGTAAAGAACTTTTTTTTAACATTACTTCACAGGGTAAGATGTATGAATTCTTCGGTGTAAAGTCAGACCGTCAATTTATGAAGTTCATTTCTGATAAAGAAAAGAGTACAGGACTCGAACCAAAAGACTTTGTGGATATTATCTATTTTGCTCTTCAATGGAAAGACAAGACTGTCACAAAAGAAGTTGCCGAAGAACTGATTAATCAGTATCTTGAAGATGAAACAACAGAACCGAATCTCTCCATGCTGATCTATGAAACACTGGCGAACTCTGGTATAATTCCAATGGCTTCTTTCAAGAAAATGAAAGAAATGCGAGAAATGACAGAAGAGAAACTGGATGAATACTTAAAGAACTTCATCAAGAATCAGGAGGAGGATAAGGGGGAATTAGTGAAGATGTCGAATTCTCCGAGTGGGTCGAATGGGCTCAAGGAAACGTCCTCAGATTCTATAATGGACACATCAAACCAAGACAGCTCCTAACAATGTCTCAGGGCGAAGTCTATCAACTTCTGAAAGTCGGAGTTGAAGAAAGAGAAGCTTCTAACAACTGGAAAATTGCTTTAATTTGTCATATTCGTAATGCTCCACACTTCAAAAAAGAACATAATGAACCATTTGAGCATTCTGATTTCTTGGAAAAAGAGAAAGATCTTGATCCAGAAGAAAAGGAAAAATTTAATGAATTGACATCAAGACTCGCAGAACAGGCAGCGAAGGTGATATTATAGGCGTACAAGTTGGAGACATTTATACTTTAACATCTGCGTATGTTAACGAGGCTTCTTTTGCAGCCGCAGATGCTGCCTTTGCTGGTCTTGATGCAACATCAGAAGCTACCGCTGCCACGATTACTGCAAGTATGACTTCAGCGGGTGCTTCCGTAGATTCATTTATTACCGAAGTTTACGGAGCAAATGCGGCTTTGGGTGCAGCATCAGCCGAGATGCTTAATGCCAGTGCCAGACTTGAAGTATTTGGTGCAGGTTTAGCAGGGATAGGAGCAGAAGCAGAAGCTGCTTTTCTATCCCTGTCTGGAAATATTGTCGAGATTGGTGCAGCTTTTACAGGACTTGACGCAGAATTAGCAGTGACGGATGAAGGTTTTTTAGCACTCTCTGCGAGTATTGAAGAACTTAATGCTGTTTTTATGACAGCCGATGCTTCTTTAGCGACTACAAATGCCGAATTGTTGAGCATGGATGTAGCATTAGGAGTTGCCGGAGGCAGTGCTGTAGCTTTCGGGGCTTCATTAGATGCAGTAGATAAAAAATTAAAAGCAACAGAAGTACTGGCGGTTGCTCTGCCTGGAATACTAATAGGCATTGGTGCAGGCTGGGCTACAGAGCAAGCCGCGGGTTTTCAAGACGCAGCCACTACACTTACTTCTCTTACTGGAAGTGCAGACGAAGCCAAAGCGCATTTTGAATGGATGAAAAACTTTTCAATGGTTACTCCATTCCGTTTTGAAGATCTGGTTGATGCAGATATTCAATTAAAAAATATAGGAATTGATGGTAGACAGGCAATCGAAGGTCTAGCAGACGCAGCGAGTGCAAAAAATACCACTATAAACCAAGCGGTTACAGCGTTTACGGCAGGAATTGCAGACAATTTCAAGTCGCTGCGGCAATATGGAGTTTATGCAATATCAATTTCAAACACAAACGTCGATGAATTACAAAATATGTATGGAAAAGCCTTGAGAGTGGGAGACGAAGCACTCCAATATCAAGACAAACAGGGCAAATGGCATTTAGAACAAGTAGACAAACTTAACAAAGCTGAAATTGCATCAACCCTCGAAGCCATAATGAATGATAAATATTCTGGGGCAGTCCAAGCGCGTGCTCAAACGTTTTCAGGTTTGATGTCTACATTGCAGGATAATCTACAGATTGCGGCGGCTTCTGCGATGGGCGAGGACATGGATAATATGTCCACGTCATCTACCGGGTTATTATCTGCATTACAGGGATTAGAAAAGGGTGCAATAGGTACACTTACTGCTTTTAATAATTTATCACCTGGTACTAAAACGTTGATAGGTGATATGATCTTAGGGGTTGGAGCTATCTCTCTTATAGCTGCCGGACTGTTAGTAATGCCTGTTATTGTTGGTGCAGTTGGTGGGGCGTTTGCAGCAGCAACCGGAGAAACATTAACTTTTGGTGTAGCTTTGTCCACTGCGATATGGCCTGCTACACTTATTGTAGGATCTTTGGTTTTAGCAGGTGCGATCTTATATGAACTCAACGAGAAAACGGGATTAGTAAGCGATGCAATCACTGTATTTTCTGATGTTCTTCAATTGGCTTATTTTTACACCGTTCAATTTATCAGTTATGTTGGCGGTACCGCAATAAATGTAATAAATGAATTAATCCAGGGAGTGAACGATCTTACTGGAAGCGCTTTTACGAAAATTGGTGAAAGTCTTGACAGTGTGCATTCTTCGGTTTCTTCTTTTGACGAATATACAAAATCCATTGTAGGTGGAAACGAACAGGTCTCAGGTTCTACACAGAATGCAGCTTCAACCGTTGGAAGTGCAACTAGTTCTATGAGTGGTGCAGTAAGTGGGCTTGGATCAGAATATAATAATACAGCAAATGGAATAGTAGATGCAAATGGTCAGATAGGAGACTCTGCGGAATCTGCTGCATCAAAAACAAAATCGGCTTTCGATAGTATGTTAGCAAGCATGGATAGAAGTAGCCAACTTAATGCTCTTTATGGTTATCCGGATTCTTCAGGTGGTTCAAGCGGTTCCAGTGGGATGAGTGGAGATGCCATGTTATCCCAATATAAGAATTTAGATTCTCTTAAATCACAACTTGCAGGATTAAAAGACCAATATGATTCTATGGATAGTTCCAGTGGTTCAGGTGCTTCAAAGTCTGCAACAGCTAACGATTCTATTTTAAAGTCTCTCAAAGCACAACTTGAAGTTTATCGAGATCAAGATAGTGCGCTCAGTGCCATTCATACGATTGAGGGAGATAGAAACACACTTGCATACGATACAAAACATATCCAGATGGAAAATCAGCTTGATACTTATAAAGAACAATTAAAGAAATTAGAAGAAAATTACACAACCGTAGGCAGTCCTGAAGATCTTCAGAAATTGGCACTTCAAAGTAAAATAGATAGTCTCCAGGACAATATCAAAAAAGCCGAAGACGATAGGAAACTAGAGAATGATAGGATTGCTCTTGATTACGATCTTAAAAAAGAAGCTCTAAAAAAGAAAGAGGATTCTGTCAGTGATAAAATATCCGATAGAGAATCTACATTAAGTGCTGCCTCTGCATCTTCATCGGCGAGCAAAAAAACAGATGACACTGCTAAAAAAGCACTGAAAGATCAGATAGATGAACTACAAAAGAAAATACAAGACACTGAGGACAATCTCAAAGCCGTTCAGACTGAAAAATCAATGTCTATGGGAGATTTAGAAAAGAGTCCAGTTCAACTCCAGAATAACCAAGCTATTGGAATTGACTCAAAAACAGGCCTTCCAGAATTAATAACGATGACCAGAGATGCAGATGGAAAACTTAAAACAGTTACAAATGACCTGAGAGACTTGAACGTTGGATATCACCAGTTTGTAGATTCAAACGGCAAATTGTTCGAAGTCGTTGTAAATGACGGATCAATAACTCAAAAAGAGTATGACAAACTTAAAAAGACGGTCACGGACAATGGCGGTCGTATTATAGAAGTTCAGAAAAGTGTGTCTATTGCTACAGATGATACTACAAAATCCACGGACAAATTAAATAAATCAGTTGACACTACCGCTAGTAAATCACTCGCTCCTGTAAAAGCACAGGTTGATACAGTCACGTACAGCCTGAATGATGCAACCGATTCAAGTGGCAATGTAGTCACTGGAATGGACTTCATCAACGCTGCTGATCTAACCGGCATCACGGGTCAGTTTGAAAACGGACTACTACAGGGAATGCTTGGGGTAGTAGACCAGGGAGACATTTTAACAATTGCTCTTGCAGGAATTGATAATTTCTCACTTGACAAAATAACAAAAAGATTTTCAGATTTGGGGAATGCCATAGGAAACGCTGTTAATGGTGCTTTAAATTTTGTAGGACTCGGTGGAGATTCTGGGAGCAGTTCATCCAGCAGCTCCAATAATTATAGTTATAGTTCTCCGAGTAATGCAGGTGGAGTAACCACTGCACAATATAATAATCAGTGGGGAGCAGATGTCGGAATGGCCACAGGTGGAATAGTTACGAAACCGACTCATAAATTAGTCGGTGAAGCTGGACCAGAGGCAGTTATACCACTTTCAAAATTAAAAGATTTATTTGGGATGGGACCAGGTGGAAATATCCACATTGGAACGATAAACAATAACGGTGAATCTCTTAACGCTTTAAAAACTACTCTTGCCATTCTCGGAGGCGGTTAACAATGACTGTATATAATGTAGCAAATGCAACAGGAAACGCTTCCACGGATACGGCAGCAATCCAAGCAGCGTTAACCGCTGCGAATGGTGATCTAGGTTCCATAGTTTATTTAGGAACTGGAACTTACATGATCAACGCGTCTCTTTTGATAGGTTCAAGAACCGAATTAAAAGGACATGGGATAGATTCCACTATAATAAAAGAAATTAATAATATTGGTTGGACTTCGGGGGCACTCACGCCTATGCTTGGTCCGATAGGTGGAGTAGTTCACGACATTTCCATTCATGATATCACATTTGATGGAAATGAGGCAGGACAGACGCAACTAAATGGAACCCGTGATAATGGGGGAGGAAACGGGAACAGTACCGTTATAAAAATTTATGGTAACTCTGGATCAAGTGGTCAAGTTTATAACATTAATATTTATAATTGTAAAATGATAAATTCAAAAGGCGATGGTGTAAGAATAGAATGGGGTAAAAACATAAATGTTTATTCCAACATAATGAAAAATCTTCAGCATTGCTGTATTTATCTCATTAATGTTAATTCAGGCAGTATCCATGATAACACAGAACAGGCACTGGCTTGTTCTGGTGATAGGCTTGGTGGATGTCAAAACTTTACAATATACAATGAAAATATTGGTCTATATTCTGGAAGTACGCAATATCCAATGAATCACTCCGGGTTTGCTGAATGTGGAAACGCAATACAAATTGAAGGATCATCGACTTCAAACATAATTGTAAAGAATAGTACTTTAAAAGGTGGAGTAAACGGCATATGGTTGACGGGAGCCGGAAATATAAATATTTATAATAATACAATTAATGACAGTGGAAACGACAATCAGGCCGTTGGATACAATGGTGGAATTGGAATCTCCGCTTGTTTGTCTGGAATTACCATTCAGAATAATATTTTTTCAGGATGTTACTATTCCGCAATTAATGTAAACTCCGCTGCATCTGGAAATGCTATAATTAATGTAAAAAATAATAATATATTAAATACCAGAAGTGTTGATTTTAATAACAGCAGTGGAGTTAGCATCTCTGGAAGTTTCGCAATAAAAAATAAAACCACTACAGTAAGTCTCAATCTTTATCACAATTATCTTTCTGGAAATCCTGTAAATTATTCCCCCGCAATGACTGATTCAAGTCCAGCGACGTCCGCGAATGGAGCTTATGACGATGGTGGGAGCAGCAGTGGTGGTAGCACTGGTGGAGGCACAGGTGGCAATACTGGACCAGTTGAACCTTATATTTCAAGAGCAAGAGTCCAGAAAGAAACACTTTCGGATTATTTCTTCACGAATTATAAACAATATAATCCAGATGGATCTCTAAGAACGAGTTATATTAATCAAAGGGCAATCGATATCCAAAGTTACACCCCCAACACCCCAAAAACAGTTTCGAGTAATAAACCTCCGGGGTACGATGGGTGCAATTTGGGAATTTACGGTTACGGTGGTTCAGATGTTACTCTAGATCTCATCGCTGATGGTTTGGAGGACGCATGGGAAATCGTAGCAGCTTTTGAGGGGCGATATCCGGCTATCTTAGAACTTGGTGGGGCATATTCAGGATGGTTTTTATCAGGAGTCCTTGCTAAACCACAGTCTCAAATAAGTTATTCAAGAGGCATAGTCCCATCAAAACAGTATCCTTTTTCTCTTTTATTTCAGACAGATACTCCATTTTTCAAAAGTACGATAGAGAGAATCCGTACAAAACATATTTTTGAAACAAGTCAAACGTGGAGTTCAGCCGATACTCCAACTGGAAACCAACTTAAAAATTATAATTTTGAAGCGTGGTCAGCCGGAATGTCGGATTCGGCTCCTGATTGGTGGACCCTAGAAACAATGGGACAATTTATGAGCGACAATACTCATGAAGGTCTTGGGTTTTCATATGGCATAATAGGAATCGGGACATTCCCAGACATGGGTAGTATTACACAACCGGTCTCATGTGATTCGGGAACTACCTATATGTTAAAAGCATCTGGATGCTGTTCAGGTGTAACACAAGGGCAATTAATAGTTGAATGTTACGCAGGTGGCGCAGTCGTATGTTCCGTATCGTGGTCTACAGAATCGGATTTTACAGACAAACAGACAACTATAAGGTTTGATGTAGCTCCAGCAGACGCAGTTATACGGATACATGCAACGGGTACTCCAAATACAGGAGCCAATTTTTATCTTGATAATATATATTTTGGGAAAGCATCAGATCTTGAAACTTTAGATACCGGAACTGACATAATAAGTGATGGAGAAATGTATGTAATTCCTGATTTCGAGGTTCGGGCAGTTGCATCTTCTTCAACGGCTACTACACAGGACGTAGCGGGCACTCAACGGGTATCTATAAATTCTACGGATGGGGCAAATAATGGAACTGTTACTAACACTTATTCAACAACTCAAACTGCTTATAATTCTTCATCCTTGCAACTAACAACAACTTTAGCAGCCTTGTCGGGTAGTGGAAAGTTTAGGATAGATAATCTTTCTTGTACGATGTGTACTGACAATGCCACTTATACGGCTTCCTGCGAGGTTACAATTCAGGCTCCGTCTCTTTACTCAGGAGCAGAAACAAAAATAGCAGAGTGGACTTCGGGAGCAGTCTTAACAACTTATGAAGCAAAGACCACGGCAATTACAGGTTTGACTTCAGCAAATGAACAAGTGATTATAAGATGGTACATCAAAACTACTAACAGTAGTCACCATGCTTATGCAAAAAGTTTAACTCTTAAATATACGCCTCTTACTCCCTCATCTGGTTACGGGGACGTAGCGGGAACTCAATTAACATACACGTATGATCCATCTGAAGTATATACTTCGGCAGAAACCACTTTTTCCGCAGATAGTAAACAGTATGAAGTAGTCATAACTCCTAAAACAGGAAACAAAGTAAGGTTAGATGGTCTTTCTTGTCAACTAGCAATGGTTGCCGCCGGAACAGCATCCTTGCAGGTTACTGCTCAATCTGCTACGAAATATCCTTCCGAAACTATAATTATAGGACCGTGGACGTCGACAACCATAGATCCGGCATTCTCTACAAAAACGGTAGCGTATAATACTCAATTATTTGCAGTAAACGAGGCAGTGACCCTTCGGTGGTATCTTAAGACAAGCAATGCGAATCGTGCTGTTGTCAAATTGATGACTTATAAATATACACCAATGTACCCACAAACACCGCCAGATCCTCTAAGTGGTACAAATTCAATTTCTGTCTATAACGTTGCTGATCCAACAACAATCTTAACACTTGCCAATAATTTACTACCTTCTTACACCGTTGGAACAAATGGAGATGGTACTGGATATTGTTCATGCAGTCTGGGATTTGATGACGATACATATCTGAGAGTTGTTGGTTATCGGTCAGGAGATGTATATTCTCAAGCAAACAGAACTTTAAGACTTGCAGCAGATTGTTATGTCGAATTTGTTGTTGATACTGTAAATACGATAACTGGAATACCATTTGTGGAAATATTTGTTATTTCTGGTGCTCCTGGGGTTATGATATCACCAGATGGGCTTGCATGGTATGCTGTAAAGGGGAACAGTACAACTTCTGTAACAAACACTACAATATATCGAGAACTCGATGCAGACGGATTCCATCTGAAAGGATTGACAAGCTTTCGTATTCTTGTAAGTGGCTATACTGGAAGCAGTGGATGCACGATTGCATCTTATTATATGTATGCAGATACTGTTAACAAAACTTCAGTAATTCCTAAAATACTCCCAAAACAAGTTAATACATTTGCTTCAATTTTATCAGGAAATCCCGTTGATGTCACAATAAGATATCGAGACTCAAACCTGGTGGTCTAATTGATTTTTAAACATACTCGCAGACTATCAGTTGAAATTGACGGATATATAAAGTATATAAGCGTAGTATCTGCAACCATAGATCATGTTTATCCTTTTACCGTTCCCACTGCCTCTATAGTAGTTCCTGCGGGAAACGAACTATATGATTACATTTCGGATGTTGGATTCGATGCAATTGTAAGATTACAGGTTTCTACAACTTATTCTAACACTGAAAAAGAAGTGTTTATAGACGTTTTTGAAGGAAGAGTAGTTAATGTTCAGTCCCAATTTGGAGATACAACGGCTTCTTTAATTTGCGTTGGCCATGCTCACGAGACAGCATATACTATCTTAGTCGAATTGGTATCTCAGGTTGATTCAGGAGATGTAGGTGGATTATTATTCACTCTTAATTCTCTATTATATCGAACTCAATTTATGCTTTTAGAGGACGTTGATTATTTTTCTTGGGTCTATAATGCAGAAGCCAATAAGAAATATATAAAAGATGTAATGACAGATATCGAAGCTGCTTCTGGTTATACTTATTATTTTGATACTCAAACGACTTACAATGCCAACCAAACACTCAAAGATGTCAATATAGTTTTTGCACCTATCCCGTCAACTGTAACAAATAGTTATGCAGTTATTCAGGGAAATCCCTGGTTACTTTCTGCGAATTTTACGGTGACTGGTGATAACCTGTATAATGATATTTGGTATTATGGAGGGACAAACTCTGTTCAGAGTCAATATGTAGGACATTATACTGATGCCACGTCTGCTGCGAAATATAATACAAGAACTTTAGTAGGAACTGATAACAATTTTAATTCTAATGCAATTTGTACTCAATTTTCCACTAATATGATTCCCTACACAAAGGACTTGAAAATTACCGGAGAGGTAACCCTACAGGGAATAGAAAATGTTAGAATTTGTGATTATGTTCATGTTAAAATAGGTAATATCGACGTACAAGGTGCTTCGTTAGATGCGTATATGCATGTTGTGAGGTATACTCAAAATTTAGCCGAAAATGAATATACAACGAATTTACAGTTTGGAAAAGTTCAGAAAAGTCCTTCCGATTATATTGCAGAATTCAAGAATAATAATGGGAAAATATCTAAACAGTTTATAATTTGAGGTTTTAAAATGTATGGAAAAGAAACTACTGAAATATTAAAAAAGTTAAATAAAATTTCAGATGCTGTGACTGCTGCATCTGATCCATCCTCCGACATACAGGCAGCTAAGAAAGCTGTTAAGGACCTGAGAACATTGTTGGTAGGCACAAGTGGAATGGTTATTGTATATGACTGTTTAAATGCTTCTGTGTGTGGTAGAACTAAAGCATGTCATATAGAAATAGAGGGTGGTTTTTCAGATCTTAAATTCTGTTTGGATTCATTAGTTACCGGAGATGCCAATTTCACACAGACCGGAACTAAATAAACGGGGATTGCATGGCACTAGCTACTTTGTACCCTGGTAAATCCCTAAGTCCATCAACTACAATAACCGCAGATAACGGATCTACAATTACAGTAGCCGACGGATCTAAAGTGAGGCCAGATAACTCAACATTCCCTGCACTCATTACAATAGGATACGATACCGCAACTCCTGAAACTATAGAAGTGTCTATAATCAATACAAACACACTAACGGTAACTACGAGAGCCGTAGAAGGCACTCAAAGAACTTGGCCTGATGGAACTAATATTGCAATCTGGTGGACTGCAAAACATCTGTTAAACATAAACAGTAACATTATAAAGTTATATCAGATGGCACTTGACGACAAATATAACGTTTTTGATTACGGTCTTGTTGCTGATGGTTCAACTGATAATAGTTCTGCAATGAATGCCCTGGTGACCGTAGTTACAAACGCAGGAGGGGGAATTATATATTTCCCTCCTGGTCGTTACTGCATGAGTAATATTTCAATAAATTCAGGATCAATATATCTTGAGGGGTGTGCGGCCGCTAGTATAATCGTTAATAATTCCACTAATCATCCTGCTGTAACTTTTGGTAATGGGACAACGATGATTTATAACGTTGGGATAGAGGATTTGTTATTTGGACAGAAAACAGGAGTTACTCCAGTCAGTGGTAATTGCGGAGTTTATTTTAATAAATGTGGATTTGTAATTTTAGAGAATGTTTTATGTGATAACTACCCCTCTGCCCTATATGACGGTTTTAATTTCCAGGGTGGATGCTCGAATGTAAAACTAGTAGACTGCGGATCAGTAAACACTTTACACAATGGAATTATCACAAATCTAATGAATGACATGTATGCCACGAATTGTAATTCGGATGGGAATGCAAATATTGGATGGTATCATGTAGATATGAACGGATCTTATTTTGATAATTGCACGGCATATAGTAATTCGGTATATGGCTGGAACCTTCTTCAAGGAAGCGCATTGTACAACATAAATGGATTTTTTATAAATTGTGTTGGTGATAGTTCAGGACAATTGAATTGGGATATAACTAACGCAACAAATATGGTTTTCACCAATTGTTGGGGGTGCACTCAAGAATCGCCTGCTACAACTGGTTATGTTCACGGATTCTATGTAGGGAGTTCTAAACACATTGATTTTATCGGATGCAAGGGCTACAATAACAATGGCTACGGGGTTTATGTAACTGGATCTCGTAATATTTCATTTATCGGTGGTAATTTTTATAATAATAATCAATGTACTACACAGGCATATGGCTGTGGAATTGGTATAATAGGAGCAAGTAGTTATATTAGCGTTGTAAATGCGGATTGTCTGGACGATCAGACAGTACATACACAATACTATGGTATCAATGTTACAAGCGACTGTTCGTATATCACTTTAAAAGATAATCAGGCAACTGGAAATACATCTGCTCAAATTAATAATGCGTCTACGACAGGATTTATAATTCATGATAATCAGGGATATATTACAGAAAAGTCATCGACTGCCACAATTTTAAACAATGGTACAAGTATCGTAGTAGCTCATGGACTTGCAGCAACTCCTACTAAAGTTTTTGTCATTGGAAGTACTGCAGATACCAGTGCTCTTTACGTGGATACAATAGAATCAACTAATTTTACAATTCATAGTACAGCGACGGTCTCAGGAGACCGGAAAATATACTGGAGGGCTGAAGTATGAACTTTCCATCTCCTTTTACATATCCTTTTTCTACAGCCGGAAATAAAACGTTTGGTGGATTTAATTATCCTCTAGATGCGATTATTTCTCAAAATACGTTTTCCTGTAACATTTCTAATAATACATGTGACGCACACGTCTCAGCTAATGTCTTACAAGCTAAAATTTCAGAGAATATTTTGAACGCTGTAATTTCTCAAAATACTTATAACGTGGTGATTGACCAATGA